GGCAGTTACACCGGCAACGGCAGCAGCGATGGGCCGTTTATTTACACAGGGTTTAGGCCAGCTTGGATTATGCTGAAGGCAGCATCCACCACATCAAACTGGGTTATTCTTGACAATAGACGCCCCGGGTACAACAGAGATTTAGACACGCTATGCGCTAATTTAGCCAGTGCTGAAGACGCCAGTGCTGGAACAACTAATTCCATTGTGTCTAACGGCCTAAAAATAGAAGGCGGCTCAGATAGAAACATATCTGGCGCGACATACATCTACCTCGCCTTTGCCGAACAACCATTCAAATATGCCAATGCACGTTAAGGAGTGACCAATGGCTTGGAAATATAACGATACTTATATCCGTGCTGGACGCAGTTGGCAAGACAGTGACGGTATCACACATCCACGCAACTGGATGATTTGGTCAGATGAAGACAAGGCCGCTGCTGGTCTTGTGTGGGAAGATGACCCTGCATCGTTTGACAATCGCTTCTGGTGGGACGCCGATACACCGAAGGCATTGGATGATGTCAACGAGGTAGACGAAGACGGCAATCCTGTGATGCAGGATGGCGAACAGGTTGTTACACTTGGCCTCAAGTCCGTGTGGAAGAACATTATCAAAGAACAGGCGGGGGGCAAACTTGCGCCAACCGATTGGATGGTCATCAAAGCCAGTGAAGTTGCGGGTTACACCGTACCTGCAAACATTACAACTTACCGTGCGGCTGTGCGTACAGCAAGCAACACGATTGAAGCAAGCATTGACGGTGCGGCAGACCATACTGCATTTGTAGCACTATTTGATACACCTGTTGATGCGGATGGTAATCCAACTGGCAATGCACCTATTGCCGATTGGCCTGATGAACTTTAAGGAGCATAAAATGGCAAACACGTATACGTGGGATTTCCCAACACTTGACACAGCCCCCACCGAAGGTGCTTTGTCAGACGTAATTAAAACGATTCACTGGCGCATCACCGCTGTCAGTGACACTGAACAAGATGATGAAGGCAATTACCTGTCAACATCAGTATACGGTACAGCAAGTGCTGGAGAAGCAGATGCAGATAACTTTGTAGCATTTGACAGTGTTACAAAAGACTGGTGCAAAGCAAAAGTTCTTGAGTCACTTGACAAAACAGAAGCTGAACTACAGACAACGCTTGACACAAAGATTGATGAGATGGCGAACCCACCTATCGTTGGCAAAGTACCTGCTGGGTGGTAAGCAATGGAAATGACCGAACTCGTTGATATACTATTAGGCTTGGTCGTAGCAGGTGGTGGCTTTTGGGTTACTACTATGGCTAAAGAAGTCAAGCGTCTTGAGATTTTGTTAAACAAGACACGTGAAGACTACGCAACCAAGTTTGAGTTACGAGATGATATGAGAAAAGTCATGGACGCATTACATCGTGTCGAAGATAAACTAGACAAAGTATTGAGTAGGGAATAACCTATGGCGACGATTACAACAGACGCACAGTTGCAACAAGAGGTTGGAGACCTTGCAGGAGGGGTAACTGCCAACATCCAGCAAGTTTCCCCTGTAGTGCCTACGGTTCAAACCGGGGAACTCATGGCAGCTACAGCCGGACAGTTAGCAGCCCCAACTCCTGCCGCTACAACTGCCGCTGCTCCCACCACAGGAATTACCCCGACGGCCCCCACAACCCCTGCTCCTAGTGTTGGTCAGATTGCACAGGTAACAGACGTAACACCCGGTCTTCAACAGCTAGGCGGGGCGCAAGCTGCCCAGCTAACTCCAACCCAGCCCTATGTTGACATGACAGGTGTACAGGCTGGTCCATCTGCAGGGGCTATTGCCACAGCAGCTACTCAGACCCTCGACCCACAGGCTACCACGCAGTATCAACTTGGGCAGCTAATGTCCTCTATTCAATCGGGCGGACCCCTCCCCCCATGGGCTTCCCCAGCGGTTCGCAAAGTGTCAGGCATCATGCAAGCTCGTGGCTTGGGTGCCAGTTCGATGGCGGGGGCTGCAATAACCCAAGCCCTCATGGAATCTGGGGTTCAGATTGCCCAGCAAGATGCGAACAAGTACGCTACAATCCAGCTACAAAACCTGAACAACCAGCAGCAAACTGCCCTTGCCAATGCTGCAACCTACGCTGCAATGGACAAAGCGAACCTCAATGCCCGCCTACAAGGTGCTGTTACAGAAGCTCAAGCCCTACTATCTGTAGACCTGAAAAACCTTGACAACAAGCAAAAAAGTGATACACTTACATATAGTAGCCTAGTTCAAGGCTTGTTCAAGGATGCGGCAGAAGATAATGCCCGTCAGCAATTCAATGCCAAAAACGAGCTACAGGTTGAAGAGTTCTTTGCCGAACTTGGTTCGCAGGTCGAGACAGCAAACGCGAACCGCGTTGCAGCCATGCGCCAGTTCAATGTATCTGAAGCGAACGCAATGTCTCAGTTCAATAGTCAGATGCAAGATTCCCGTGACAAGTTCAATGCGAACATGCAGTTCGCGGTTGACCAGTCAAATGCGGTGTGGCGTCGCGAAGTAAACACTGCCGCAACAACCATACAAAACGAAACGAACCGCATCAATACACAGAACCTTTACAATGCAAGTCAAAATGCCTTGAACAATCTGTGGCAACAGTATCGTGACAATGCTGCGTGGAACTTCCAGAAAAGTGAAAACGCTCTTCAACGTCAGCACGATACTGGTTTGCAAGCTATGCAAAATGCTGCGACACAAGCCTACTATAATCAGCAGCAAAAAGACGCTATGGCTTCACAGCTTGGTTCGTGGTTAGCAAGGATACTTTAACAAATGTCATTCGCTTCTTTTTTCAACTCTCTATCCAGCTTCATCGAACCGGCTGTAGAATTTATCTTCGGTGAAAAGGAATACGAAAGTGGAGACGTGGTTGGTCGTAGCGGAGGCTTCTTGAGCACAGCCGCATCAGCCTATCTGTCCTCACAAAAAGATAAGGACGATTACGCACCTGACCTACCAAAGTATCAGCGGGTCAGTGGCTCAGGCCCTGCGCGAGGTATTGCTGTAGGACAGGCACAAAATATGGTGGGTTTGAACCGTCCTGACATGCAGGTTGCCCTGCGTCGGTTTATGAGAGAGTACAGTTCGAACAATCAAACAAACAAGTTTTTTGACCAATACAGAACAGAGCGTACCTTGGGCGGGGGACGCCGGACTCTTGCTGTTCAAGCAGCTAAGATTCCAGAGGTAACAGAAACATCTGCCGCTAGTGTTCGCAAAGAGTCTAAATCGATAGAGGTGAGTGATGGCTGAACGTAATCCCCTTGCAGGAACAATAGAAGGTATCGACCCGTTCGCAGCAGCACCGCCCGGACATTCTCTAACACAGGACAATACCAAGTGGTCTTGGGGTCGGCCACCCCGCTATGTAGACCCAGAAGAAGCCCTCGACGAAGCTATCAAACGGATTAGCAAGCCTCGCAACAAGCAAGAAATGTTCAAACTGTTATTGGTTGGTGTATCTGTTGAAGTTATTGTTGAGGGTATTGTTGTGCAGGGTTTTCAAGAAGGTTCGTTTAGTTTGGACACTGGGCTTCTTATCAAGCCATCTTTAGGTATCCTAATTGCGAACATGGCGGAAGATGAAGGTATCCCCTATCGCCTGTTCGAAAACGACGACCCAATGTCTGAAGGTGAGATGGACGATGATACATTCCTACAGATGATGAAGGACAACAACCCACAGATGTTTGCATATGTTCAAGAAAATGTCAACGCTGCAATTCGGGCAGGCCGCACACCCCGCGAACCCGAAGAGCGCGGGTTCCTAGCTGAAAGGGAGACTGAATAATGCCTATGGTAGCTTCCTTTTTCCGTGGCTTTCTTGGTGAGATGAATCAGATTGCTAAAGAGAAAGCTGATGCAGCAGCAAAACAAGCAGCAGCGGATAGAGAATTTGAAGACAAGATGGGTATGGAGCTTGTTCAATCATTCCTGAAGGGTGATATTAACAAGCCTACTGGTCTTCCTAAAAGGTTCGAACCGTATCTTACGGGTGTATCCAACAAGATGTCGAACATTGAGAACAGTATCGGATATGGTTCCTTGATGTTCGATAAACCCAATAAAAAGTGGGATGAAGACCTGCGCCCCGACAATCCACTTCGGGCTGGCGGCACATGGCTAAACACTTGGAACACTATTTTGTCAGACCCCAAGAATGCTGCAAAAGCAGAGAAGTTCTTCAATGAAAATCCGAACTATCGCGACAAGTTTGTAAACGATGTTCAGAAGTATTCTGATTACTATATTACAGGACAGCGATACAAAGAAGGTCGCACAGATGTGGTTCACGACTACATCCCAGCAGACCAAGCCTACAAACCCCTGTTTGGGTTCTTGAACACTTCTAAAATTATGCCGGGTAGTGACCGGCAGGTACAGAACACTGCTGACCAAAAGCTCATCCAGAACGAAACAAGTGCAGGCAAGATATCCAACCCCTCGAACGCTTTTGTGGTTTCTTTTCGTACTGTCGATGGTAAGACTAAGGATTCCACTTTGGAGTTTCGGGATGCAGACCTAGAAGCTATCCAGCGTGTCTCTGCGAACCTTGGCTACGGCACAGATGTTCAGGCGTTTATCAAGAACTTTCAAGATGTGTCTTATGCTGATACGGCAGAAGATGCCTATGCAACTATGTTGTCTGCAGTTGAAATGGAACGTATGGGCTTCGGTCAGCTTGCTGCCGGAACCTTAACAGGTAGCCAGCAGTTGCAAACGCAGTTCGCGAACTATGTGAACGATGAGTTCGGCGGAGATTACCGTGCTGCCATCCAAGCCTATGCTCCATTGGTAAAGATAAAAGAAGACCAAGCAACAATGACTGGCGGTTACCTGAAGCGGGAAACCAAGATGGCTCCCCCCGAAGATTACTTTACTCGCAACAAGCTAAATAAAGAACAGGTTATTGAACAGTATAACGCTTCTCAAGGAACAATAAATAAACTAGATGCTTTGTACACCTTGGTTTCGGATAAAGAAACATCTAGTGGTTTGAAGGCTAAAGTACAAAGCATAGGCTTTGGTATCTTTGGAGAAGGGGGTCAGATTGACCAATTTTTTAGAGACCAAGGTGGTTTAGAAGAGGGGACTACTGTAGAAAGCCTCACACAACGGGCAATAGATACTGGATTTCTATCTAAAGACGCAGCTACAAAGCTTTCTGAAATGGACGCTCTCAAGCTGTCATTGGCTGCAGAAATGGCTCGTGCTGTTGACCCTTCAGGCCGCTTGTCGAACCAAGACTTTGAGATTCAGCTACAACGCTTGGGTCAAGTTGGCTGGTTTACATCCAAGGCACAGGCACAGGCAAGCTTGCGGGTAGTTATCGACGACTTTAAGCGTCAGCGTCGCCGGTTGGAAATCCTGCACGAGGTAGCTATTGCTCCTGAGTTCGGACGCCGCGAGGCACGTATCCTTCGTGCTGACCAGATTATTCGCCAAGCCCAAGCTGCGAACTATAAGGCAACTGCTGCTGCAGCCCCTGCTGCTGCTGATGTAGCGGCCCCTAGACCTGCAGGAACCTTGACCCTAGATAAAGACACAGGTTTTTATTCAGACGGCACTTCCTTCTATAGGGACGAGGCTGGAACACAACCAGTTCCTGCAGCCGAAGTTATGCAAATGATGTCAGGAGCAAAGTCGTAATGGCAGAGCCACAAGAAGTATCGAAGCCAGTTAAAGAACGGGATATCGTAGGTTACGAGACCTCTGGAGATGCACCTGCTACTGCGGGTAAACCACAGCGTATTTCTATTGCTCCTGTGGAACGCAAGGTCATGCTCGACGAACCAGCAAAGGTTGAGGTTAGCACAGAAGACCCTGTACTAGGTGTTCAAACCACAACCACTACCTTGGAGCCTGCTGCTGCACAGGACATTGCAGCACAGGAAGCTGGGGTAGCGTGGGAAGATGTGCTTGCGGGTAATGTTCCAAAACTAGGTGACTTGAATATCAACGAACGGGTCTTGGACTTTGCGAACAAGAACCCAGAAGCTATGGTCGAGTTACGGGCTAGATGGGTAAAACACGGCCAAGCCATAAAAGCTGGAGAAGAGGTCCAGATTCCGTTTGCCCGTCGTGGCGAGGTTGTTGCGGCAGAGGTAATCAAAGACCCGATGCTTGTTCCTGCTGCCGAACGGTATGCCCAGAACCGCATCAATTTGGATAACATGCTGTCTCAATATGTGCCTGACCCAACGGTTCGCCAAATCTTTGTAGACCAGTTCGAGACCGGTGATTTCTATAGTTCCTTAGAGACCCGGCTGGCTGAAGCCGGACAGTTCATGGCAACTGGCCCAGCTATGGGCTATGTCATGGGCAAACACGCCTTGGGTGCATATCTGGATTCCAAAGAAAAGGGAACCGATTGGTCCGCCGAATGGGGTGCTCGTTCTAGTGATATACAGCAAGATTTAGACACGGCCTATAACTACATCGATAAGGCAATTCCCCGTCCTACTATGAAAATGGCCTTCAACGATGGTGTTCACGAAAGGCTGAAAAAGCAGCTAGACGATGGTACGCTGACAGAAGACCAGTACAATAATATTGCAATGATTGAGTTAGAAGATGGTACTCTTCAGCGCAAGGAGTTTATAACAGACGAAGCTGCAGGTAATCTTATTGACCTAGCTTTCAACGAACTGCCTAAATCCCAGCAGTTTGGTGTTATGTTCGTCGAGAATGTTCTTGGGATGGTTGGTCCGGGAACCCTTCGCAGTGCGCGAACCATGCGAAAGTTCGAAAAGCTAAAGCAAAGCTACGCCGGTACAACTATGGGCAAGCTTCTCAAGGATGTAGATGACCCGTTCGAAGCTGCCCAGATTATCAATCAGGCAGATGGCAAAGCCAAGATTAACTTGAAGGCCATGAGCATTGCTGTTAGCCAGCAGCGCAGTATGCAAGCTATGGGTCGCTTAAACAACGAACTGCGGGAAGTTGACCTGCAGATGGATGACATCATCCGCAAAGGTGGTTCAAAAACTGGTGCGGAGTACAAAACCTTAGAAGGCCGTCGGCAAACGCTTGTGAACCGCAAGATGCAGTCTTTGTATACCTTACGGGCATTTCCCTATGTTCGCGAGAATGTAGAAGATGCCTTGGTCATTTCTGCGGGTCAGCTTGCGGCTCGTGAATATTTGCCTCAAATGTTTGACGGTATGGAACCGGCAACAGCCGAAGCCTTCGGTATGATGGGTATGGTTCTTGGCGGGCATCAGACTGCTCGTTATGTTGGCAGCAAGGTTGCGAACTTTACAGCATCACCTCGTGGTGGGGTTGGTGCATCTCTTGCAAACACCGTTGATTTCCTGACCTTTGGTAAGTACAAAGGCTTCAATATCACAGACAATACGATTCGTGAGTACGAACAGGCAACTGGCAGGGTCTTAACTGCCGAACAGCGCAAAGCCGTAACCTATGCCGTTCGCATGATTAACAACACGACAAGTCCCGAAGCCCGTGAGAAAATCTTAAATGCAATCGAAGACTACAACGATTTGCGGAACCGTATCATCAGCAACTTCCCACCGGAAGCACAGCAGCAGGCTGGCGAACTGTTCACGCAATCCTTTGCACAGGCATCTAGCTTAGGTCCCCTTGCTGCCCTACACGCTCTTTCTGTGAACAAACTAGATGTTCGCAAACTGAAGGGCTATGATGCAACCTATATGGTTGACCTGATGAATCAGGCAGACGCACAGGTTAAGGCAACAGAAGCTGCCTTAGATAACTTCCAGAATTTCCTGAACGCCACATCGGACATTGCTGACCGTGAAACCGTGCAGGCAATGCTCGACAATACCCGTAACGCAACGCAACAGTTCAAACGGGATTTGGATAAGCGGGCAGAAGCCACCTTGGATGTTATGAACGACATCCGCAAACAGGTGCTTGCTGACCCGACAATCGATGTACCAGAAGGCTTCTTGAACAATCTCGTAGAAGCAGATGTCGCAATGAAGAAGCGTCTTGGTATCTTAGTTGACGAACGCAAATCAATCGGGGAAAACTTGACTGACCTGTACAACGGCATTACCCAGCGGGTTACTAGCCTGCGTAACTATCGCGGTAAAGGTGTTGGGTACGAAGCGGGTCTTTCACGAACCCTAGAAGATGTGTTCGACGCCCACTTGGAAGGAATGCACCTGAAGGGCAAAGTGGCTTACGACAAGGTTCGCAAAGCTGCGGAACAGGCACCTGCTATCGATATGCACGATGCGGTTATTGACCTGATGGAAAAAGCTGGTGAAACAGAAATGCACCGTTTCTTTAGCCCAGAAGGTCAGTTCTTTGCAGGCCGCATGGGTAAGATTACCTATCGCGTGTTCGATGATATGGTTAAGAGAACCATTCCATCTGAACAGATGGCTGAGATTCGTGAAGCCCTTCTTTCGAATGGATATGGGCAAGAGCTTGTTCAAAGCATGACAGACCTAGAGATTGCGTTGGAAATGCAGCGGTTGTCGCCAGACTTCAAGCCGTTCGCAAAGGCCAATGCTTACGAGGTTGATGAGATGCGCCGCGCATTCGGAGACTATGCGTACCGTGTACGGAACACAATGCCCGAACTGGGACGCGAGGTAAACAAGTTCAAGACCAACTTGGATAATCTGATTCGCAAGCAAGACGGTGCAACCTACACCCTTTTGGAACAGGCGCGGCGAACCTATCGGGATGAGATTGGTGACCGTCTCCGTTCGCGGGGTACGCTTCGCAACCTAGATGCGTCTCGTGAAGGTGGTGAAAAGGTAACTATCGAGGCTACTGACCTGACACGGTATCGCTACAAGAATGTAACGCCCTTGACCGTGTTCCGCCCAATCTCCACCAAGATTACGGGTGCCCTGCAAGGTAAGCCTGATGACCAAAAAGCCATCAAGGATATGGTTGACAACTTGGTTACGGACTGGGCAGACCGTGTAGATGGTCAAAGCGTCTTTGATTTGGACAGCGAAGAGGGCAAAGCCAAGTTCGAGGCAATCCAAAACCTGCTCACCGAACAGGTCTATTCTGACTGGGCAGAACGAGCCACAGCAGTTTTCGAACGGGTGGAAGGTCCATCTAGCCTCTTGGAAGGTGGCGGCTACAAGTTCAAAAACCTTGCGGACGAAGCGAACATCACAGAGCGCATGATGGTTAAGGTTCGCCAGAATGGTGAGGTCGTTGAGGTTCCCTTGGTCAACTTGGGTGACATGTATTCCGAAGCCCGCGATATTACCAAGCTACTTCGCGAACAGTCTAGTGTTCGCACCAAGTATGAAGAGTTTGTAACCAGCTTTAACGACACGGCTTCCGTGGTTCGCAAAAACGCGGACAACAATGTGGCTGCGGATAAAGATGCCTTGGATGCCTTGCGTAGGTTCTCTGGTGATATAACACCAGACCAGTTCTACGACCAGTTCATCTTGAACGGTAGCGAAAGCAAGTTCAGTACCCTGCGGGATACCTTCATACCTGCAGTCGTAAAGACTGGCAAGTCTGCAGACGAAGCAGAAGCTATGTTTGACAAAGCGGTTCGCAGCCTTGTGTCACGCGGCTTTATGAACCGTGGTGACTTGCGTCCTGTAGAAGGCTTGAAGATGACAGCCTTGGATGGGGATAAGCTAAAGGTTCGCCAATTCATGTCTCCACAGACCATGCTCTTGGATGTTCAAGAGAATCGTGAAATGTTGAATATGATACTTGGCCCAGACCATGTAAATTACCTGCGTGACATTGCAGACTTCTTAGACAGGGCTGCTTCTAGCCGCGTTAATGTAGAAGGGATGGTTCGCGGGTACTCTGTGAACGAGGGCTTGAGCCGCTTATACAATATCAGCCGTGGTATGGTTAGCCCCCTCTATGTCACATCAGAGTTTGCAGTTCGTTTGGCATCGTCTTCTGGTATCGAAGTATTGCAGCTTGCAGCCGGTAACAAAGATGCGGCTCGTATTATCAACAACATGTTCCAGTATCCCGAACTGGTTACACGAACCGATGTGGACAACCTAAACGAAATCCTTGCGGAGTTTGTGTTCACCGAACTGGCTCGTATGGGACAGCGTGAACTGCCCGACTATTACATGCCACAAGAAGGAGAGGTAAATGAAACCAATATCAAAGGACAATAAAGGGCTTGCCAAGCTTCCCAAGCCTGTTCGAAACAAGATGGGCTACATGGCTCGTGGCGGCAAGACCAAAGGTTATGCCTATGGCTCGATGGTTCGCACACCCATGAATCCAGAGACAAGTATGACATCTATGATGAATCCTATGCAGCCTCGTCAGCAGCAGGGTATGGGTATGATGTACGGTGGAAAGGCCAAAAAGAAAAATGGCTACTAGAACTAAGACAGTTCCCGCACCAAAGGGCTATCACTGGATGAAGCACGGTTCAGGATATCGCCTAATGAAAAACCCTCGCGATGGCTATAAGCGTCACAAGGGTGCTAGTTTACGTGCTAAATTTACAGTTCAGGAAACCCACAAAAAGGGTTGACAAGCGGTTCGCGAACTCCCATCTATAGGCAAAACAACAACAAACCAATGGAGAGAATCATGTACGGTTTGACTGATATCCTGAACTTCTACAGCCGTAGCCCAGTTATGATTGTGAGCGAAGCTGTGGTTCAAGAAATGAAGAAAGAGCAAGATGCTGCTCGTGCCAAGTATCTCAAAGGTATCCGCGATAAAATTGATGCGGAACTAAAGGACTTGGAACCTACAGAAGAAGCTGCTGCTTAAACATAGCGGCTAGATTTCTCTAGCATCTCGTCTCCCATAGACTTTAAGAAACGAAGAAGACTTGCCACTTTGAAGGTTCCTTCATACTCTGGCAGGTCTTTTTCCATTAGGGACACAAACTGGTCTGGGTTCACACAATCCATATCCATCTCTATGTTTCCCTTATCATTCATACGGGCTGTGAGTTTGAATAGTTCAGCTTTAGGATGCTTGTTGCTCATTCTTATACGCCTTAATTACATCTGATGAAAACAACTTCTGTATGTTCAGAAGGTAAAGCCGTGAAGCGTTGTGGTCACCACCGCTCACGGTTTTTTTGTAATCTAGGTTGTCTATGATGCGTTTCAAGGACGGAACGTCAAACACCAAGGTAGCAAAGGTTTCGTCACCAATGCACAGGTTGTGGAACCAGTAGTCCGCTTCTGTGGCTGCAATACCACTAGGCTTGCCATACGATTCGTACTCAATACAAATGTTGCCTGTTCGAACCCACATGTCTCGTTCAGACTTCACCTCTATCTTCTTATCGGTTAGCATCTCTGCAACCCGCTGTTCGCGAACCTTTCCATAGGACAGGTCTAAATCGAACTTCTTGCGGTCACAAACTGCTGGTTCCATAGAAGTCATGCCGCTTCCTCTTCCTTTACAGACTCTACCAAGGTGTTCGTAAAGCTGTTCTCTGCAGCAATCATTTGGTCTAGATTAAATCGTGCCTCTGCAATTCTAGCACGAAGATTTTTAACCTGCTGTATCAGATACTTCTGATGGTCATCTAGACTTTCGACATCATACTCTGTGTCGTTGATGGTAATTTTATCTTCTTCAGTCACTTTCATTCTCCTCAAGATTAGGTAACCATACTTCTACATCTGAACCACAGTTGGAGCAGTGCAGGAATGTGACCATAATGTAATACAAGTCATCATCCCTGTCAACATCACTCATCCAAGTTAGTTCACTATTGCAGTGCCAGCACTTCATATCAGGCCGCGTTCAAATCCACGACTTCACAAACACCGGCTGTGCAGGCAAGTTCCCGCGAACCACTGGTGTTATCTTCCTTCTCGAAGTCAGCCAGCTTTTTCCAGTCAATAGTTACCTTATCATACATCTGCTTCCATTCCAAGTATTCAGGCTGCTCTATATCCTGATACGGAGCTTGCTGATAGGTATGGTCACTATGTGGCAAAAAGGAAACGCCTGAAGCTACATCAAAGTTCTCATAGACCCAAGCACCTACATCCATCCACTCATGTTCCTTTACAGACACAGTAATAGACGGTTTGTGTTCGCACCAGTGGATAGCATAGGTTTTCCACAGTTCTAACTGTTCAATAGCCGACATCTTTGTTCTGATTACGGCACCATCTGGTGATTTCATAGGGAACGAAAAGACAGTTGTTGAATCTGGCTTCATCATATCCCGTTCGTTGTGGACACCACTTTCAATAAGGAACTGTGTCAGCGGGTCTTTGTTATCGCCACGAACTGTTCTTATGTAATAGTCGTTGTGCCTTGCATGTATCCCGCTGGCGGCGTCCACCAGTTGTGACACAGTACCCGACGGCTTGACACAGGTGATTGCACTGCTTTGTGGGATACCAAGAGTCTGGGCAAACTTCTTGTTCGCTTTCACTGCCTCTTCCCTCATCTCTTCGAGCCAACGCTTGCTGTCGACGTTTTTGGATAAAACGGGATGGTCCATGATACCAGTCAAGGATACGCCTAACAAACGCTCTTCCTCTGTGTTGTCTTTCCATATCTTCCTCAAGTATTTGAAATCAGTTAGGGTGGACTGAAGGGTTCCAAGAATGGTGGCTAGACGAACCTTATCCTTTAGGTCTTCTAAGGAATCCAGTTCGCGAACCACTACCTCAGACAGGTTGCAAAACTGATATCCACGAAGGATAATCTCCGAACAGGGGTTCGTACCCCACATATGCCCTGTCTCACGGCGACCATTACGAGCCACCTGCTTATCTGCAGCCTCACGGTTGAACATACCGCGCTCACCCGACTTACTGTCATAGAGAGCCAACCATTCACGCATGAAGGTTCCCATCTCTGGCTTTTGCTTGTACGCTACAGAGTTGTTCGCCAACGCACGTTGCGGCTCTGTTTCCCACCACATACCAGACTTGGCGTGTGCCATCTGGTCATCGTTCAGGTTCGACAAGCTGATGAGTGCGCTACGGCGAACCCCGCCTACAACCACAATCTCCCCAACCTTACACATCAGGTCGTGACACTCGATTGGGAACAGCTTGCGTCCCTTGGCCTTCTTAAATGTCTCCACCGTGAAGTTGAAAAGGTCAGCAAGCGGCTGCGGACCGCTGGCTCTACCACCCATAACCTTCAGGCGTTCACCCGCTTCACGAACCCCAGACATATCCCACGATGGAACCTGCCCTGCATAGAGAAGTGCAATCAGTTCGCGAAGTGCTTTTGCCCATCCGGGCTTGCTGTCGCCAACCTTGATTACAGTACTCGAATCATTAAAGTTGTCGCTGATAGTCGGTAGCTTATCCACATTTTCCCGTTCGACAGAGAAACCAACACCCGTACCACACATCAATATGTACATACACTCATCGAACGCACGAGGGCTATCTACAGGAATATAGCTACAATTATATCCGCATACATTGTCACGAGCCAAGGCAGGTCCGGCAGTCATAACTGCCCTCATACTTGGCATCACTTTCAAGGACAGAATAGCGTCTTCTAGTTCTGTCTTCAGTGAATCAGGAAGCTCATAGCCGTGCTTATCACGCACATGCTCATCCATAAAAGAAATATATCTGGATACAGTTTCATCCCAGTTCTCCCTGCGCTGTTCGTCGTCTAACCAACGAGCATAGCGTGATTTGTGAATGAATTGCTGATAGGGGGTTGGTAGTTGGTTGCTCATTATTTTTCTCCTCGAACCTCTAATAACCGATTTAAGTACCACTGGGCTTTCTTTAGGTCTTCGTTTCCATTCTTGTAACGATACCGCCAGAGGTATTTAATTATGTTTCCTTGCAGGTAATATTCAAAGCCACCGTCTGTTGCTGCTGCAATAGCGTCCACACATTCAATACCTGCCTGATTGTAGTGTGGTGGCTTGTTCACCATGTCTGCGGGGGGATTGTTTTCCCCGTAGTTTCCGTACTCATCGAAGCCTCGCTTCTTCATGTATTCTTCGTGCCTCATCTTTCATCCCCACTGCCTTGGAGCCTGTTGCGATTCTTGCGGTCTTCTAGCTTGTCTAGGTTCATCTGTGCAACCTCTTCCAAGCTGTAGCCCAAGTCTCGTGCTAATACTGCTACATACCATAGCACATCCCCTAGCTCTTTGGCAATGTGATTCTTGTAGAATAACTCTGTCTGGTCATCCCTGATAATCTTCTTTACCTTATCCGCAACCTCACCTGCTTCTCCTGCAAGACCTAGCGCAGGATACACAATAGCATATTGCTCTGAATAGATTGCAGTAGACTCTGCTCTTATCTGATACTCATCTAGTCTCATTGCTTCGTTCCAAAATCAACCTTGAGGACATTGTGTTCGCGTTCTCTGATACGGTCTGTTGCTTCTACCTCTACACCTTCCTGCTCTAGTTCATTGAGCATGGTGTCCTTCATTTCCATGAATGAGATACGAGCGAGACCAGCCTGTATGATGCGGTCAAAGTCATTCTCTAGTAGTTCAACAAGCCCCTGCTGCGCCACGAACCCCGCATCCATATACTCAGGGTCATCCGGTATGCTCGTTGTGTCATAGGCAGTCATTATAAAATTATCGTCATCCATTTTCTTCAGGATGATATACCATCTGTCTTTTAAGAGGCTTGCCTTTTCAAACTCACGCTCATCAATCATTCTTCAACCACTCCTCTGGTATGCCACCCTCAGCCCACGGGAATCCGTAACGGTTAGCCCAGTCAGCATAGCTGGTCTTGCTGCCTCTGTAAATCTTGTTCGTGGCTCGTAGGAATACGAACCGGATATCCAACTCAGGATGCTGTTGCTTAATAAGCTGCATCTTCACCCTGTCACCCTTATCTAGGTGACCCTTGGCTTCTATGTAGATATCCTGTTCAGGAAGATAGAAGTCTGGAGTATATGTTCGCGGCTTGGGTATGTACTCAAACTTAGCCTGCTCATATTCAAAATTAACTTTACGGTCTGCAAGAGACCGCGCAAGGCTAATCTCGAACTGCGACCTAAATCGTGTCTGTCTCATAATCCTAGCAACGGAAACGCCGCCTTCACCCCTTCTAGCCTTTTTAATAGATACCGTCCTACTTTTGGGGACTGTTTTTCTAGCTGTGATATTTCTTTTGAGATTTCCATTGTCGGTAAGCATACTACCAAACCTTGCCGCAGGTAATGAACAATGTTCTGAAATTCCTCTTCTATCTTTGTCATGTCACGAACTTCTGTTTCAGATTTCAAAGACCCATCTGATGAGAAGTTATCTCGCAAGGTTAGAGGCAATGCAACCTCTAAGCCGCGAACCCGTACTGTAGAACGACCACCCCCACGACGCTCATGTGATTCCACGAACACACAGTATAGCTGCGGATTCAAGTCGAACAGTTCGTGGGGGTATTCTCGTGTGTACAGCACCGGCATCAGTCTAGCTCCCGCTTCACCAGTTTAGTGTACCATACGTGAGGCTTGAACCGTGCCTTGGATGTTACTTTCGGTGCAAGCTCTGCATTCTTCCAGCAGATAGTCTTGAATGAACAAAAGGTGCAGGTCTTTGGCATCAGACGATTTCCTGTCTCTACCTTTTGCCTGTCGATAGTAACAGTCTCTGGCTGAGATTGAAACGGCACCTTGAAAGGAGCGTCTTCAATAATAGCCTTCACCCGTTTGTTCGCATCTTCTAGGTATGTTGCACGGTCAACAGACTGTTCGCGGGGTGCTTCTACAAAGTCCCACTCACCAGTAGACTTGTTGATTACAATCCAACCACCGAAGCGTTTACCTTCAGATTCACCGTACAGGTGACCCTGCATGACATATCCGAACGGGTCATCTTCCTTGATGACATCGTAGCCACCACGACCAGAAAACTTGTTATCGAATGACCACGGGCTTGCTGTCTTAATATCCCAGACCTCTTCTTCTCCGTCTATGTCGAGAATCAAGTCTAGAGTTCCGTTGACAGTCTCTCCAGCCAGTTCGAGGCTGCACTTCTTCTGTTCGTCAACTACCTTCAATCCTGCTGCCCTCATCACAAGAATGGCGAAGGCTTCTAGCAGGTCACCGGTTGCGAACCGTACTATATCATTATAGGCAACATCTTGTTTGTGTCCTTGCTTTTCAAGCTGCTGCTGACAGAGAGGGCGACCTACACCGGACATACGAATCCGATAGTCACCACGACTAGAGAACTGCTTACGCATAGCTGCCTTACAGTCCTCACCAAACTGTTCTATCAAAGGTTCGAGGCGAGAAGAATCAACCTCTCCCCGCCCCGCCTTTTGTAGAAAGTCTTGTACTTCTACAAGTGGTAACATGACTAGCCAGCCAGACGCTGCGACAAGTCGATATCATCAGAAGAAGACATTGCTTTCTGAGCCTGCTTGTATTCTTCGAACACAGACTCATTATGTGCAATGACAGTCTCACCAAACTTCTTCATCAGTTCCTTATCTGTGTCACTGATGCTTACTTCCTTGACCAGAGACAGCTTAGGTGTCCAGTAGACAACACCACCGTTCTTCTGCTTTTCAGTAGTCAGTTCGATGACTGCCTTTTGCATCATAATCTTACGGTCTGTAAGCTGCTTCTGAATAAAGTCACTAACAGGTCGGAACCCTGACCGCTTGAAATATGCCACGAACGGCATTGCCTCGATAGGAGCAGCAGTACCGTCTGCCAAGGTAGCATCTGCAGCGTCTAAGACACCGTAGATTACCTGATTACAGTTGACCGAACGGCTCAACAGAACACGAGGGTCATCTTGATTCAAGGCTTCTTCTTCTTGCCGTGACAGGCGACCACACTTGTTACCGCCAGATGTATCTGGGAAATCCCCACCTAGCTTATTCTTTTGCACAGACTTGCAGGAGAATTTGCCCTCTTCTTGGTCCCACACAGACCATTCGAAGGTACGCATCAATGGGCGAATCTGTACACTATCTGCATAGACCGGTGCTGAACCGTTCCAGATTCTCCACGCACCGCGCTTCAAAACTATACCGTCATCGGTCTCTGTTTCATAGTTAATGGTCAGGCGTGGCAGTCCAAGCTGCGGCTTACTATCACCGTCCTTCTGACCACTCAGTTCCATTAGGGATTCCTCATTACCTTCTTCGAAGGCAGCAAGGAAGTTATTCAAGTCATCATTTACATTTTGTAGTTCTGTGCTCATAGCGTTCTCCTTAGATGAGCGTTTAGCGTAAAGGGATTATACAGTAAGTACCTCTTCCAAGTCAAGCCAGTTTTTTCCCATTTTTAGTTCGATACCAACCGGCATGTCATAGGCAATCCCGTACCTATTCTTTGATTCCAATGGGATGGCTAACATACATTCAGCCATCGTGTCAATACAAATTTTTTCTTCGCCCGGATATACATCCATCACGATAGAGTCGTGAACAGTGTTGCAGATTACCGAACGCAAATCCTGTTCGCGGATTCTTTTATCCAACAAAACCAGTGACATAGGCAGTAGGTCAGCAGTTGCGAACCCCTGCACAGGATAGTTGCAGATAGCTGTTCGGTCAGTTGCCGTACCCCAGTCTGTCCACTTGGCTTGTGGAAAAGCGTACTGTCGTCCTGAAGGAAGCTGTATGTACTTTTTGGTAACCGCGTGTTTTTGCAGGAACTCATGCCACTTAGTTACATCGTTGTACTTTTCCTTGAATGCACTGTAATAGCGTTTCTGGTCTTCAGTACCCGATACACCACCGTACAGAGGTTTGAAGGTGTGAGCCTTAGCATCTTGCCGCGAACATCCTATGATACTGGCAGTGTAGCTATGCACATCTGTTCCTGCTTCCACATCAGCCCTGATGCCCTCGTCCTTGGCAAGAAATCCAGCGACACGAAACTCTAGCTGGGCATAGTCGCCCTCTAGAATTGACCCACCCGCGAACCGACTCTCTACAGCCTTACGGATGATGAAGGTAGAGCCACGTGGCATATTCTGGAAGTTAGGGTTGCGAGAAGACAGACGACCCGTTGCAGTAACACACTGCATAAATTCTGTGTGAATGAATCCCTGCCCATCCATGTTATTCTCCATACCCTCGACAAAAGAACGCAGATAGGTTCGAACAGCACTATACCGGATGTAAGCTTCCACGAACTCACGAGCATCACCACGAAGGGATGTGAACATACTTTCAAGGGTTTCTTTGTCAGTTTTGAAACCGGCAGCAGCCACATCATACGGGTCACGAGGAACGAGCTTGAACCCCGCAACTTGGTTCGTGGGTATGTAGAGCACACCTGTCCCCTCACAGGGCTTACAGATTCGGACAGCCTTACCTAGCGTCCCATCCTTTCTACGGGCTGTATACCGCCCTACGCCCCCGCAATCGGTACATTGAGAGCCTACAGTCTTATACAACACTTCTGTCTCATTGAGAACATTGCGGCGGAAGTCATTACGGCTCATCCGTGTACGGCGTTTAGGCTTACGCCCCGCCCCGCGAACCTCGTGACCAAGGTTAAAAATACCAGCCCATCTGTTCTTGTTCAAAACCTTACAAGAGTAGAACAGCTTGGAACGGTCATCAGGGCTGTCTAGGTTGATAGGGGTATCACCCATAGCTTCTGCTGCCAGTTCGTTGAGACGGCGTTCGAGGGTAAACAGTTCGTCCTCGTATTCGCGCCGGATGTCGGCAAGTGTGTCTTTGTTAATCTTGATACCGTTCTGTTCGATACGGGCAAGAGTGTCCGTCATCTCAAGCGACAGACGCAAAGTGGGCAAGAGTGTCTGGTTGTTCATTGAATAGTTCCTCAAAGGTAGTTCCGAAAGCTTCAAGCTGTTTTACTGCGACCTGTTCTGTTGCCAGAACATCGGCCTTTCCATATGTTCTAATTATTTCCCAAGGAATGTCATAAAATGTCTTACCTTCCTTGAAATACGGTTCGATAAGGTCTTTCTCCTTTGGCACATCACTATACTTCTCTGCAAGAGCAGCAAGTCCAAGAGGCCAACGCCTCGCACGGGAAAGAATATACTCCGCCACCATCGTATCGTAGATTTTACCATCGTATATAAATCCGCATTCCCGTATCCAAGATAAGTCAAACTTTATGTTTTGTCCCACAACTACATCGGCCTCGTCAAGATGTGCTTGGAATATTTCAGCAGCGAACTCTTGTGGTTCGCAAACACTGTGATAGAAGCAGTGGTAGTAGACTTCGGGTTCGCCAAGCCACTTGTAACCAACTGAAACTAAAGAGTTTCCGAAGTACGGCAGAGCAGTTGTCGAACCGTTGGGTTTGGGTTTGTGGGTGGTTTCCACGTCGAAGGTTAGGATATTCATTTTAAATCTAACTCCTGTATTCTAAGATTATAACAGTCGGCTCTAACAGTAAAGTTATTAGACGGGTCTATGTCGCCTTTCTTTAAGTATACTGCTTTAGAAAAGTAATCTTGTTTTTTTATACTGCCTAGATACCAGCCTTTCGACAGGTCTTTTAAAACTCTGACAAAAGCGTACACATCACACAACTGTCTAGTGTTATAGTTTGCAACACTGCATTCATAGAATGGTTTGGGTTTTACAGTAGTCTGCTTTGTCTTAACATCGACCTTATATCCATCTACCAGAATATCATAATCGTATGTATTAGACCACTCACCCTTTAAGACAGATAATGCTATCTGCTCTCCTACAAAACCTGCCATGTTACCTGTTCCAGATAGAATGGAGTTATTTAATCTGCCCATATCTAAAGCTTTTTGTTTTGCAGCAGATATCATATCATCTGTAACTATAACTTCAATCATCAGTAATAAACCCCTCTCTGCACATCAATGTGGCTGGTAAACATACCATGCCATCCGTTTAGTTTGTTCTTAGAAATACAGATGTGGCGAACCGTGTTCTCCTCTTCGGATGTACCCGTCTTGCCAATCCCGATGATGACATCTGCTTCCCCTGCCTTACCGGTTCGCGAACCGTCTAGCATAGCGTAGTCGATGAACTGTCGGTCATGTGCCTCGAAGCTTGCCTGACTAACAGACCACACAAGCAGCTTGTTACGTTTGGCAATCTCACGAGCAACGACATAGGTTTCCTTTAGGCGTTCATCCCCACGGTTAAACTCACCAGCAACACGAAACTTATCTAGCTGGTCACAGAACATAACATCTGGTTCGTTTAGCTGGGCATACTCATTTAGCTCTTCCATCGAAGTACCTACCGAATCCATCACAGTTAGGTAAGGCTCGATTTCCGTTGCGTATCGATGGGACAGAGCATCGGCTCCTGCCTTCATCTCATCCCGTGTCAAACCGAAGAAGCTCTGAATAATCCTAAGCTTGATTTTTTCTGCCGGTTCCTCGTTCGCCCAGTAAACTACCTTATGCTGTTGCTTAATGTAGCTTGCGGCAACAAAGGCACAGAAGGTAGTCTTGCCTACCTCTGGACGGGCAAAGATGATACCAAGGTTGCCCCTGTCCATACCTGACAAATGCTCACGCATCAAATCCCAAGTGAAGGGGAAGTCCGGTTCGCCAACCTCTTCTTCCATTAGCTGAACAAAGCCCTTGTCCATTTCACTATAGGTAGTCTTGTCGGACATACGCCCGTCCTCGACCATATCAATCAAGGTCTTTAGTTCGCCAAAGTGTTCGGATTCGCCAGTGAAGATGGCAATAGCCTTCTCGCCAATCTGCCGCGCACGGTCACGAACCCAGAAATTCTTAGTTACATCTAACTCTAGGTCACCACTATCACTAACCCGCTCACTGAGTTGTGCAATAATATCAAACACTTCCTGCTTTGCACTTGATGGCATAGCAGGGTTCCTGTCCATGAACAAAGAGTCTAGCTGCTCACGCGACAGGTTCGTGGCATAGTTCTTGTGGGCGTAGGTAATCGTATCAAACAGGGTAGCATACCGCCCCTCGAACATATCACGAGTGACGATGTTCTTTACCCTGTTGTAGAAATCATTGTTTAGTAAGAACCCCAGAACCTGTAGTTCAATCGAGGTATTTCGCGAAGGTTGAGTGTCGTTCATCTTCTTCCATTTCTTTCACATCTTTGTTCAAAACAACTAAGCTCGTAGGCCGATGGCCTTGCAGTTGCCGAACAAGTTGCAACGCTTTCTTTGTCGCATCCTTGTCCAAGGCAACAAGTAATCTATCGTATCTTTTTAAGAAAGGCAAGTGGCTATCTTGTAGGTTCGTTCCCAAGAGGGCTATCCCCGAAAGAAAACCAGATACACTGCAAGCACTAGCACAATCTTCCAGAAGAACACCGATGCGGCTGGCACCGCAAACGAAAGGATTGCCGGATTTTCCATATCTCCACCATTTTGGTTTAGCATTAACAAGACTACGACCCGCAGCGTCAACGGTTCGCCTACCATCTTTGATTAGGTAGACAACACGATTCATGCGAAAGTCATAACGAATATCGACACGCCCTGCAAGGTACGCATCGTAGGCGTTAACCCGCTTTAGGTATCGCACAGCTTCTTCGCTGCGAGACACAGGGACAACGGTATCAGGAAGTTGAAACTCTGGTTCGCAGATTGGTTCGCGAACAGGCATTGTCTTCCGTAACAGGGGATGATAGGGTGTATCGGTTCGGATTCGGAAACCGGTTCGTCCGCGAACACCACAGTCAGCGTGAAAGCAAAACCAAAGGCGTTCACCGCCAGTATCAGAAACACTAAAGGTATTCTTTTTGCCGCAGGCTGGACAATCCATCCGCAGACGACCTTCAGGTGCAATCGACAAATCCGTAACATAGTCTTTTAACCAAGCTGTCATGGGCATCTCCCGTGTTGCCATGACAAGTAGCTCACAACAAAATCCGTGTCAAGCACATTTTTCCTGTTGACCGCCATTGACAAACCTGCTAACCATTACGAACAGTCACCCTATAGGGAAACCCATTATGTCTAATACTATAAAGATAAACCCAATAGCTAAACTGCTAAGAGATAGTAGGTATAGAAATAAAACTATTCCTAATAAGAAGAAATCTAAACTAGATAAACTTGGAAAGAAGGAACTACAAAATGCCAAGACCAAACAAGATACTGGAACCGACTAAAACATACAACCTGTTGATGAAGGAAGAACAGTATGCTAGGCTATCTAAAATTGCACATGATATGCAAAAACGCAGCCTAGAACAAGTCGCCGTGGCTGACCTAATACGGGATGCCATTGATATTTATCTTGAAGCATTAGATGAGGAAGAAGACGCAAATGTCTCTGAAGACTGAAAAACTTGAGATTGAAATCTTGGAACGCAGCGACAATCGCTGGATGCTATGTGTTCCCGCATCATCGGTTCGCATTGGAGAAACCAGCCGCGAACAGGTTAGGGAAAAAGATTGTGTAGACTATCTGCGCCATGTTTGCATTTTTATCGGAAAAAGTCGTTGGGAATGCAAAAAGTGGCTTGACAGTAACCGTCAGGCTGTAGTAAGACTAGGGACACCTTACGAGGTTGCGTAAGGTTCTTTCGTTGGTTGGGGGAGCGGGGCTGTGAGAAATTGCAGCCCCGTTCTTTTTTTGTTGACAGGGTGTTTTGTTTCCCGTATGGATTACATATCAACAGCCAGAGAGGAGAAGCAAAATGGCTAAGAAACAGAAGACCCAGTGGGAAATTCGTAACGAAAATAGAATAAAAACATGGAAAGCACTATCACCTGAACAAAGAGAAGCACTGCTCAGTTTGCAAACTGCATGGGAACAATTACAAGGTAACTACAGAGAGTTGTGCCATCCCGTCTTTGATGACATCGTAAAGATGGATGATGCCTATTATAGATTACGCAGTGCCTTGATTGGAGATGCCTGATGGTTAAAAACACCGCATTAGACCTAGACCTGTCGCCCATCGAAGCAAACGCATTGCTGATAATGTTGAATGAAGCAATAGAAATGCACTTTTATCACGGCGGTGGTATTGACCTCAGAGATTGGGAATGCTTTGACCTAGATGCTGCACGGTTGACAGCCTATCACAAATTCCGTACAGCTTATCAGGTCTGCTATTCAGCG